CTCGTCCCCTGTTTTTATACCGGGCAGAATTACCACCTGGAACGGCCCGCCAAAGTTCACACCCGCGCCGAAGTCCGCACCTTCAAAGAGAAGAAGCTCGGCAAGTTCATCGAGCACGGAAAAATCTTCCTGTTCTTCCAGATCGTGACGAGCGTCGCGAAGCAACTCTGGGATGGCGTCTTAGGCGTCGGCAACTTACTCCCATTTTCAAAAGAGAAATCGACCGGCGACCGCTTGCACTACGAGATGCCACACGCCGGAGACCGCACGACCTTCGCACGGCATCGCCGGAAGAGACTTTCCATTTCTCCGCGCAATCAAATGTGGCCCGCTTCCGGCCCCCAGTTCCGTTTCGCAAGCTGATCCTTATGCTCATTTGCTGGATACTTGGACATCGGCTCGATTACGACATCAAGAAGCCCGAGTGGATGGCTCTGGTCTGCACGCGATCCGGTTTTGTGCGCACACTCCAAACGGTAGAGATGCGGGCGGGTGGTTCAACCTCCAATATGACACCGCCGACCATGAGCAAAACCGCGCGCGGGTAAGGGACCCATCCCACGGGGCAAACAAGATGCGGCCAGTTCTTGGCTCAAAGACTCCTGGTCGAAGCGCTGGGGCCTGGTCGAGCACCCCGACCGCGAAGGAATTCTGCTCCTGATGAGCGCCCACGATTACCTCTGGCAGCAAAAAGACCGCCCAGTCGAGGAGCGGATCGCCGCCTGCGCCGTGCTCTACGAGCTGGCCTGCCGCCTGGTGTGGGGAGAGTAATGCGAGATCCTGAATTCAATGGCCTCGATCCGATTGCCCTGGCGAAAAAGCTGGGCACCTACAACCAGATCGACCGTTCGAAGCAATACGAGGGACGATACTCGAACGAGCTGCTGCTGAAATCTTCGAACGAGCTGTGGGCGAAGATCCGCACTTTGGAGCAGAAGGTCTGCCGCTACGAGATCATGCGCTGGGTGCTGACCGCGGCCGTCACGGGAGAGGGCGCCGTCATTGGATGGCTGGCCTCGGAGCTGATCGCGCGGCTGCACTGAATGCCGCTTTACATTTCGTGGTTTTGTTAAGTTTTTTGATTGTTTTTGATTTCCGGTGGCAATTCAAAGCCTCACGCGCGAGGAACTTTTACGGCTCCTGGGAGCGGCGAAGCGCCGGCGCGAGCGCGATCGGCTGATGATCGCATTAGCCTTCAACCATGGGCTGCGCGCCACGGAAGTCGTTGAGTTGAGGCGGGATAACTTCGGCGCGGGGCACATCACAGTGCGCCGGCTGAAGGGGTCGCTGAAGACCACACAAGAGCTGATCGCGCACGCGGAACCACTCTTAAATGAGACGGAAACCCTGTTTGATTTCCTCGGAAATGTACCCGGAAATCAAAGGCTGTTTCCCGTCACCCGGCAGCGCTTCTGGCAGCTCGTCCAGGAATACGGCGCCGCGGCCGGCCTGCCGAAACACAAGCGTCATCCGCACGTGCTGAAGCACTCCATTGCCATGCAAACCATTGAATCGGCGGGGATTCAGAACGTCCGGCAACACCTGGGACACAAGTCCATTTCCTCAACCGGTGAGTACCTAAAAGTCACCGATGACGCCGCAAGCGCCGCGGTCCGGCAAGCTTTAAGGGTGAAACCCGCAGTTTGATTCTTTTGATTTAGTAGGCGAATTCAAACGCCATGAACCTCACCCTCCACCTACACATTCCCGGAGCAGCCCTATGGTTCGCCGGGGGAATCGTCGTAGGAGCCACTGCGCTCTACTTCGTGATCAATGCTTTCATCGCCCGCGCGGTGGGCGGAATGTTCGGCTGGTAACTCTCATGTGCCACCACGAACCCCACGAGTGCGGTAACTGTTACCACGTCGGCCCGCTCGACCAGCATGGACACTGCGAATGCTGCGGGAGCCGGGCGGTTATCTCGGTGCACCTGCTCGAAGCGCTGGCCTGCGCACCGGTCACCGGGATCGAGCGGCACTTTGCGGAGCTGACAGCATGATGAACAATTTAAATCTCGACCAGGTGTATGTGATCGGCGCAGCGGGATGGTGGCTGAATCGTCTAGCCCCGCAGCGCCCACGGGACGAACGGATCAAAGACGGCCGCAGGCGACGACTGGCAAAACTGAAAGCGCGATACGACAGCCAGCGCGCCCTGATCGAGCACCAGTATGCGCCGCTCAGCGCAGATGCACAGTGATGCAAAAGCGAGGCGGATCGAGGCAGGGAGCCGGACGGAAAAAAGCGGAGCGGCCTACCGATACCTCCGTCGCCGCGCGCGTGCTCGCGAAGGCAAAAGCCGAAGAGACATGGCTGGCGCTCATTGATCTCGAAAAAAAGCGCCTGGGATTGATACCCGGGGGACGCGACGTTGGCTCGAAGATCGGCTCGAAGATCGACAGCGGCGACTACCAAGGCAAGTTTTCCATCATCCCGCTGACCAATCTCTTGCGTTATCTCGAAGACCGGGCCTACGGCAAACCAGTCGACACCGTGAACCACATCCACGACAAGCCCATCGAGATGAACGTCACCCACGAATTAGGCGAGCGCATGAGAGTCGCAATGGAGAAAGCAGCAAAGCGCGCGTATCGAACTACGGTTGTGACTGGTCCGCAAATCCCTCTGTAAATGGCTACCGCCGCACAAATTGATTTTGAGCAGGAGTTGGCTGACCGCCTGGCGGAATTCCGCTGGGACCCGCTCGGAGCGGTGCTGTTCGGCTTCCCCTGGGGCGAAGGCGATCTAGCCGGATTCAACGGTCCGCGCAAGTGGCAGTGCGAAGAGCTGGAGTTGCTCGGGGAACATCTGCGCAACCCGGAGACGCGCGACCAGGTTTACGCGCGCGCGCTCAGCTCGGGGCATGGCATCGGCAAAACGACGCTCGCCGCATTCCTTTCCTGGTGGGCACAATCCACGATGCTCGACGCCATGGCGCGCGTTACCGCCAACACCGATCGTCAGCTGACCACTGTCGTACAGCCGGAATTTTCCCGCTGGTTTCGCCGCGCCATTAATGCGCACTGGTTCAATGTGCAAGTGAGCTCGATCAAAGCGGACGATTCCGCGCGGGAGAGTACCTGGCGGCTCGACTTCATGCCCTGGTCGAACGAGAATCCACAGGCCTTCGCCGGCAAGCACAACGCCGGGCGCAGAATGCTTTACCTGTTCGAGGAAGCCGCGCCCATCCCGAACGAGATTTACCGCGTGGCGCGCGGCGCACTCACCGACGCGGACACCGAGAAGATTCTTTTTGCGATCTCGAACTGCTCGGTCAACACCGGCACGTTTTACGAAGCCGTGTTTGGCAACCTGCGCCACCGCTGGACGCAGCGGGTGATTGATTCGCGCGAGGTAGAGGGTTGCAACCTCGAAGAAATTAAAGGCTGGCTCGCCGAGTGCGAAGGGAATGAGGATTCCGACTACTTCCGCGTACGCGCGCGTGGACTCTTCCCGAAAGGCGCAGCTGGGCAATTCATCGACCTCGATCTGATCTCAAAGGCGCAAATGGTTCCAGCGCGCTCGCTGCCTGATGACGCGCTGGTCGCGGGATGCGACTTCGCCTGGGGCGGCTCAGCCGACAACGTGGTGCGCTTTCGCAAGGGGATGGATGCGCGCTCGATTCCGCCAGTGCGCGTCAAGGGTGAATTTACCCGCGACCCGGCGGTGATGGTCGGCAAGCTCGGCGACATCCTGACCCGGGAGTACGAAATCGGCGGCCGCCGGCAGAAGGTCGACATGTTGTTCTGTGATTCTGCGGGCATCGCCGGCCCGGTTGTCGCCAGGCTTCGCGCGCTCGGCCACAAGAACATCATGGAGGTGAACTTCGGACAGGATTCAACCGATCCGAAATTTGCTTATCGCCGAGACGAGATATGGGGAAAGCTGAAGCAATCCCTGCTCGATGGCCTGGCAATCGATAAGGACCCAGGCCTCGCAGCGGATCTCGCGAAGCCGATGCTAGTGAGCGATCCGAAGCAACGGGTGAAGCTCGAATCGAAAGAACTCATGATGAAGCGGCTGCAGAAGCTGGGTGTCGAATCGAGTTCCCCGGACGACGCCGATTCGCTGGCACTGACCTATGCAGCGCCGGTGCTCCCGCAGAAGCCGCCGAAGAAAGCAGCGCCTCCTTATCGGCTCAGCACTTATGCCTGAAGACTTTCCGCAACATCGCGCTTAATGAATCCGCTTCGACGGGATCGCCCGTCGAGGCCTCAGAGCGCGCGCAGTAGAAGAAAGGGTTAATCCCATGAATTCCACACCGCTAGGCATCCAGAGTTACGGAGCCTTCACCCCGCAGACCGCGCAGATGATCGCGCAAGCGATCGCCGCCGCCGGCATCTTCACCACCGGCACGCTGTACTATCTCGATCCGAAAAACGGAAACGACCAAAACGACGGTCTGACACCGGCCACCGCGGTCCAAACACTCGGGCAAGGCTATGCGCTGCTTGGCCAGGGCAGAAACGATGTGCTGGTGCTGATGTCCGATGGCACCACGGCCTCTACCGCCCGCCTCTCCGCCGGATTTACCTGGGCGAAGAACGCAGCTCACCTAGTGGGCGTATGCGCGCCGTCTTTGTTCTCGCAGCGTGCCCGCATCGCTCCAACGTCAGGCGTTGCAGCCTTTGCGAATTTCTTCACCGTCACAGCCAACGCGTGTTTGTTCGCCAATGTTGAATTTTTCCACGGCTTCAATGCCGGGATCGCGGCCGAAATCTGTCTCACACTCTCGGCCGGGGCGCGCAATGTCTTCAAGAATTGCCACATCGCCGGCATGGGTGATGCCACCGGAGCCACCGACGCGGGATCGCGCAACATCCTAATTAAATCGGGCAGCCAGGAGAACTACTTCCAGGGCTGCACCATCGGTATCGACACGGTGATCCGCACTCTAGCCAACGCCTCGGTAGAAATTCAGGGCGGCGGCCCGCGCAACGTGTTTGACTCCTGTATTTTCCAGTTTTACTCGAGCGACGGCCTGCAATATGCCTTGCTTGGAAACGCCGCGGCAGCGCTCGACCGCTTCGTGCTCTTCCGCAACTGCCAGTTCATCAACGCCATCAATTCAGGATCGACCGCAATCGCGCAGCTGTTCAAGTTGGTAGCGACGGTGGGCGGCGTGGCCATCCTAGATCCCGCCTCCATGTGGGTTGGCGTCACAGCGGTAGGCGATGCAACCACCAAGGCGCAGACCTACTTCGGTGGTGGCACCGCGACCAACGGCACCAAAGGCATCGTCGCGACCTAACCGTTGGGCGATTTCCGTCGCCTGCGGAAAGAACTGCTCCGTTGAGCCGGGGGCAGCGCACGTGGCATTGATGCCTCCGGCTGGAGCTTTTTTCCATATTCCGCCAGCCGCTTGCCTAGCCCTGGCGTTACCACTTGTACGCCACGGTCAGAGGGCACCGCAGAAGCGACGCGGCTCAATTTTTTAAGGAACCTGTATGGCAAAACTGAACAGCAGCGCCCGCAAGCGCATCCCCAGCTCGGAATTCGGGTTGCCGGGACAGCGCAAGTACCCAATGCCCGACCGAGCCCACGCAGCGAACGCAAAAGCGCGCGCCACGCAGATGGTGAAGAAAGGCAAACTCTCACCGGGCGCGGCGGCCAAGATCAAAGCGAAGGCCAACCACGTTTTAGGCCACGCCAATCACATGCGCACCCGCGCAGGAATATAGGGACCCATGGAACAACTCGCACACGTCATCATTCAGAAGGTCGGGGACGGCCATCAAGTCAAACACATGCTCCACGGCTTTAAACAGCCAGCCTCGGAGCATAAATTCCCCATGCCGAAAAACCGCGTGGTGCTGCCGGCCGGCCACGTGCTGACACACCTGGCGCAACACTTGGGCATTCCGCACCAGGTAGGCGAGATGCCCGCCGCAGCGGCGCCGATGCCGGAAGAGTCAGAAACGGAATAACCACGAAAGCACGAAAACCCCATACACACGAGGGGGGACTATGAACATCCGACAAAAACAAGTCAACCACGAGATGAAGAAACTCGGCTTCGGTGGGCTCGACGATCCCCAGATCATCCAGCAGATGGCCTTCTGCATTCAGGATCACGAGCACTTCCGCAAAGTTCTGCTCTCGGTCTCGACGGGAGAGCAGCGAAAAGTTTGCTACGACGTCATGCGCCCACATCTGCGCTTTGAGGCGAAGCCGCTCGATTGGTACATCATGCGCGGCAAACAGGAAGCGGAGGAGCTGCAGCTCCCGATCCAAAACGCCGACGGAACCTTCACCCCGTTTAAGGATTACCACCCACGCCAGTCGCCCCTTGAAGCGCAGGCAGAAAAGGCACTGAAAGAGTCCGGTATACGCGACCAGGCCAAGGGCGCCCTGCAGCTCGTCTGCTCGAAATGCACCCGCGAGGGGATTTATTACGCGCTCGATGCGATCGCAGCCTATGCCGCCGCGCAACGTCATGGCTGGGTGTTTCAGAAATTCGCCCGGAAAAATTCCGAGAGCGGAAAGATTGAAACCAAAGAAGTCTCTATCTGCCCCAGGTGCCCCGCGGCTCGGTTGGAGGCGGCAAGCGCGTAATGTCTGAACCCACTCCCAAAGAAATCCGCGAGGCTTTCTCTGATTACTCGCAGGCCACGAACCACATCCGCGAGCAAGGCAAGGTTGATATGCGCTTCGTGGCCGGCGACCCGTGGGAACCGGAAGATCGCCTGGCCCGTGAAGAAGCGCGGCGTCCCTGTATGGCGTTTGATGAGCTCGGCCAGTATCTCAACCAGGCCGGCAATCAAATCCGGCAGAATAAGCGTGCCCCACAGGTTATCCCTGAGGGCGATGGAGCTAATGACAAGAACGCCGAGAAACGAGCCAACCTGATTCGCGGCATCGACTACCGGTCGAGCGCCCAACAGTCACACATCACAGCTTTCGACAATATGATTATGCGCAGTGTGGGGTACTCACGCCTGACCACGCAAAAAGTTCCGGGCAAGACCTTCGATTTAGAGCTGCGCATCAAGCCCATCGAGAACCCCGACACCATCATCTTCAGCCCGCATTACCGCATGCCGGATGGATCGGACGTTGAGGAAGTCTTTGAAATCGACGTGATCAGCCGCGAGCGTTTCAAAAAGCGTTTCCCCAAGGCGAAGATCACCAGCTTTTCGGGCGAGGAGATGTATGAAGCCCACAACTGGATTCGCGAGGACGATCTGCAGCTCGCCGGCTACTGGAAGGTCACCACCGAACCGGTACGGCTCCTGCTGATCGATTCGCCGGAAGGTCCGGTCATCGCCTACGAAGAGGAAATTAAGGATGTGGTGAGCGGACGCGACAAGATGGGCCGCTTCGCCAAGCTGCGCGACCAGATCAAGGTTCTGCGTGAGATGCAGGACGAAAAGAAAGTGGTCAAGCAGTACGTGACCAACGGAGTCGAGATCCTGCAGGTCAACCCGTGGGTGGGCACACGGATTCCGATCTGCGGCTGCTTCGGCAAGCAGCTTTACGCCGACTTCGGCAACGGTCCCAAGCGGCACCTGATGTCGATGGTGCGCCTGGCGCGTGACCCGGCAATGTTTATGGCCTACGCCATCTCCCAGGAAGCGGAAGAGATGGGGATGGCGCCGAAAGCCCCGTTTGTCGGCTACAAAGGGCAGTTTGAATCAGACGCCGAAGCCTGGGAGATGCTGAATAAAATCCCGCGAGCTTACGTGCAGGCTGATCCGGTCGTCGACAGCGCCACAGGCCAGGTACTTCCGCTGCCCACCCGCCCGCAGTTCACCCCGAACGTTGTGGTGTATGAACAGGCAAAGGAATCCGGGCGCCGCTCCGTGCAGGCCGCGATGGGGATTTCGCAGCTGCCGACGGCCGCCCAGCGGCAGAATGAGAAATCCGGCATTGCCCTCGACAAGATCAAAACAATGGAGGACATCGGGGCCTTTCACTTCGTCGATAACTACGATCGCTACCTGCAGAACATGTACTGGCAGGTGAATGAAGCGCTCGATCTGGTCTACGACACGGCGCGCGATGCCCCAATCATGAAACCCGATGGATCGTATGCCACCATGCGCATCAACGATCAGCATTATCAGGTGCAAAACCCAAACGAAGACGTTCTGCACACGGGAGAAGGGAAGTACGGGGTCACGATTTCGGTTGGTCCTAGCTACCAGTCGGAACGCGAAGAGCAATCGGAGTTCGCTGACAATTTCTTAGAGATCGCCCCGCAACTGGGATTCCCGCCGCCGATCATTCAGAAAATCGCCGCCATCTGCGTTCGCATGCGCTCCTCGCTCGGAATCTTTGGCAAAGAGCTGGCCGACATCATCTCGCCGCCTGAAACCAACAATCTCCCGCCCGAGGCGCAAGCCGCGATCGCGCAATTGCAGGCACAGATGCAGCAGCTGCAGCAGGAGAACGCCTCGCTGCATATGGAACGCGCCGGCAAAGTGCTGGAGCTCGCGAACAAGACGCAAATCGAGTCCATGAAGGGCAAACACCTGCTCGACAAGGCCACCATGGACTTCATCACACAGATCGTGAAAGCCGAGCTCGCCGCGAAATCGAAAGCTCTCGATACCCAGGCCCAGGCCGACGCCGCGAAAGAGCTCGCGATCCTCGGATTTCAGCAAGATTCCAACATGGCGGCGCACCAAGCCGCGCACGAACAAGCGATGCGGGCGACGCAACCGCCGCCAGTGACCCAACCGCCGCCGGCAGCGCCCACACAACCCCCAGCCTAAAAACAAAAAGGACAAACTCCCATGGAAACGACGACCACAGCTGCCCCCGCGGCAGCCTCGACGACTGCAGCCCCGAATCCAACCGCGACGCCTACGACCGCCGCGCCAGCCAAACCCGCTGCGCCTGCGCAAGAGGCGCGGGAGACGGGCCGGTTTTTGCGTGAATCGCGCGAGCGCGCGGTTGCGAAGCGCAGAGGCGAGAAGCCTCCCGATTACACCCCAATTTCTGCCGTGAAAGAGGAAGCCTCGGCGACTTCCACCGAAACACCCGCGACCCCTGCCGATACCGCGGCCCCGGCACCCGCTACAACCACCGACGCCGCAGGCTCGGAGCCTGCATCACCGCAGAAGCCAAAGCAGAAGACGTCCGAAGATAGCGAGCGGCGCTTTCAAGAGTTGCTCGAAGATCGCGGACGTTTGAAACAGAAAGTGGAAACCATGGAGGAGCAACTCCGCCAGCTCACCGCAGCCGACGATCCGGGCTCGCAACCGGACAGTGAGACGGCAGAGGAGCGAGCTCCCCGGATGGACGACCTCGACGATAACGGTCGGCCGCTCTACAAAACCCTCGGCGAATGGCACGACGCCGTGCGCGTCTACGACAGGGAACAAATCCTGAAAGAGGTGCGCGCAGAACAAACCAAAAGCGAGGAAACGGCGCGGCAGACCGAAGCGCAGCGCGTGCTCAACACCGGCTGGAGGCAAAAGGTCGCGGAAGCCAGCAAGAAACTCCCCGACTATGAGGCGGTGGCTCTAAACCCGAATCTGCCGATTAAGCAGGGTTCGCTGGTTGAGGCCTTTGTCCTTGACTCCGACCATGGGGCGCACGTGCTGTATGAGCTGGGCAAGAATCCGGAAGAGCTAAAGCGGATCGCGGCCATCGTGAATCCGCAACGCCAGTTCCGGGAGCTGCTCAAGATCGAGGCCAAGTTTTCCACTTCTGCCCCTGCCGCGGCCGCTGCACCCAAAAAGGTAACGTCCGCCCCCGCGCCGCCCGCCGAAATCGGCGGCTCCGGCTCTGTTCCACCGGATGAGCGCGAACAAGCGGCCAAAGATTCGGAGAGCGATCCAGCAGCGGTACGGCGCTTCATCGCGGCCGATACCCGCAAACGGATGGCCCGCCGCAAAGGACTCTAAATTCCTTAAGGAAAATTCATGGCAAACCAATTTGAAAATACCAGTTGGGTGAGCCTCAAAGTGCTGGGGTTCCTCACCAACAACCTTACAGTTGCGGAATATTTCAACCGCGACTGGGAGAAGGACTTCCGCCGGGAGTTCGCGCCGGGCTCGACCATCGACGTGAAATTTCCCCAGTCCTTCTTAACCATCGACGGCCCCGGCTACGCGCCGCAAGGCATCAACCAGCAAATCACCACCATCACGCTCGATCAATGGGTGCAGATTCCATTCGAGTGGGATGACATGGAAGTAGCGCTCAAGCTGGAACGTTCCGAAGAAGAGCTCGATCGCATGTACTTCGAGCCCGCCGGCAAGCAGATGGCGCAGGAGTGGGATTCTCGCGCCGCGCTGTTCGCCACCAACAACATCTCAACCATCGTGGGACAGCTCGGCACCGATCCCACGTCGCTCACGACCTACGATCTCGCCAAGTCCCGCTTGCTGCAAAAAGCGGCGCTCGGTGGAAAGCGGTCCCTATGTATTTCATCCGACATGATGAATGCACTGGCTCCGGTGATCGAGGCTTTCCTCAACCCCGGAGATGAAGTTTCCCGGATGTTCAAAGAAGGCTACATCGGCATCCTGAAAAACTTCGATCTCTTCGAGTCGCAGTCGCTCTACGTCCACACCTCCGGTGTTTGGGCTTCGCAGACCGGCGTCACCATGGTCGGCGCCAACCAGACGGGGAGCTCCATTAGTATTCAGGGATCGAACGGAGACACCATTAAGCAGGGAGACAAAATCTCCATCGGCGCGGTGCACTTCGTTAACCCGAGAACGCGGCGCGTGGTGGGCGGGTCCAACAACCTCGCCACCTTCACCGTGACCCAGGACTACACCCTCACCGGCGGCACCGACGTCATCTCGATCCTGCCCCCGATCTACGGACCGGGTTCTCAGTATCAGAATGTCGATGCACTCAACAACAACGGCGACCAGTTGGCTCTCTTCCCCGGAACTAACATGGTCGACGGACAGTCGAAAAGCGGCACCATCGGCCTCGGGCTCACGCCCTCCGCGTTTGCCATGGTCGGTGCGAAGCTCTACCTGCCGGATGCGGTGGAAGAGAGCTCACAGAAGATGGACCCCGACACCGGGATCGCCATCCGCTACGTGCACGCCTGGGACCCGTTCCACTCCCTCAACATTCACCGCTTCGATTCGCTCGGCGGCTTCGGCAACCTCTATCAGGACAATGGGGCTGTCGGGGTGCTGGGAGCCTAAAAGGAGAATTTCCGCTGGCGCGAGTGTGACCTGAAAATCACACTCGCCTGCTGGAAACCAAACCCATGAAAAAACTTATTTCGATTCTTTCTCTCTTCGCGGCTCTCGCGCTCAGCGCCTCCGCGCAAACCTCGCTGACCGGCACCACCCTCGCGTCGGCGGTCACCTCTAACTCTTCGCAAACCGTGGTGCTCACCTCGGCCACCGGAGTGGTCGCCAACCAGACGCTGCTCTTCGTAGACAAGGAAGCGATGTTCGTGAATGCCGTCAATGGCACCACGATCAAAGTTTTCCGCGGCTATCAGGGCACGCCGGTGGCGCATCACCTCTCGGGAGCCGGAGTGCTGCTCGGCCCCGCCGCTGCGTTTAATCCGATTCCTTTCGGAGTGAACGCGGCGGGCGATCCTTCTGGTATGTGCACGCCGGGGAACACGCTTTACACCCCCTACGTGAATACAAAGAACGGAAACCAGTGGCTATGCTCGACGCTCACCAACCAGTGGGTACCGGGCTGGGGCAATAACAGCGCTCCCGCTGGAACCACCGCTGCTGTCGCCTCGGTGGCTGGTGCGACCTTGCCTTCCGGGCGGTTGTTCCATATCACCGGCACCAATACCATCACTTCGTGGACAAATCCGCTCGGGTTTGACCCGAAGTCCGGCAATAGCTTCTGCGTCGTACCCGATGGGGCCTACCAGACCACGGCAGGCAACAACATTGGAACTACGACCACGGCGACGGCGAATCGCGCGCAGTGTTGGACCTATGAGCCCAACGCAGCGAAGTGGTACGCGAGCTACTAAGAACCTCTTTCTCCCTGAATCACGGGGGCAGGAAAACCTGCCTGCCCCTGTTTTTTTTTATGCCTATCGTTTTCCATGCCAATCAATGAACGCCTGCGGATGCGCTCGCGCTGGCCGGTGACCTTCGATATTGAAGGCATTCCGCGCGATGTCACACTCCGCCAGCAGAAAATCGAGGAACAAGTCATGCAATTTTCAAAAGTGCAGAAGCCCGCGCCGAAGGACCGCAATAAACCGCCGGCAGAACCCTACAGCTTTCAGGAATACCCGAAGCGCCTCGCGGGCGGCGTCGTGGTGAAAAGCAAAGAGGAAGAGGAGAAGGTTTTGGCAAAAGGTGGGCAGGCCCCCGAGAAAAAAGCGCCGAAACAAGTCTTCCAGACCAAAGCAGCAAAGCCAGAAGCCACCGCCGAGTAATTCATGCCCATCACCCCGCCAACCAGCGAAACGCCGCTACGTTACACGGCGCTCGACATCATCACCGATGCCTTGATCGAGAACAACATGCTCGCGTCGGGCGAAGTACCGGACGGCGAAACCGGGCAATGGGCGTTCCGGCAGTTAAACTACGTGCTCGATGTGTGGGCGGCGCGGCGGGCCTATGTGTTCGCGCACGTGTTTGCGGTCTACACGCTGGTGCCGAACCTTTCCCCGCATACCATCGGCCCGGAAGCTGCAACCTTCCCCGAGGTTGCCCGGCCGGTCGAAATCGTAAGCGCCAATTTGCTCTTAAATGGATCGACGGAGCTGGTGGATTTGCCCATCGCCATCCGCGACAACAAATGGTGGGCGGCACAGCAGACCAAACAAATCACCTCCACCGTACCAACCGATCTCTACTACGAACCGTCGTGGCCGAATGGGAATTTGTGGTTTTGGCCGGTGCCGCAGGTGGGACACAATGTGCGGCTGGAATTGTGGCTGCCGCTTGCGCAGTACGACCAGATCAACGATCCGCTGGCCGGGCCGGGCGCGGGGGGCACGATGCCGCAAGGCTACCGCGCGGCGCTGACATTCACCCTCGCGTTGGCACTCTGCCCTGGCGGCTCGAAGCAAGCGAACCCGTTGCTCGTCGAAAAAGCCCGCGAAGCCAACAAGGCCGTTTTCGGCAATAACGATCTCTCGCCGCGGATCGCCACCCGCGACTACGGTATGCCGCGCACCGGACAGCTCCGGGGCTACTTCAACTGGGGAACCGGTGGGCCACCGGGACTCGGGCCGCGCTAAAACTCTCTCACTTTTTTCATGAGCACTTTCAACCTCATCAACGGCACCTACCAGGCCGTCTCGCCGAACCTCGACGCCGAGTGGACTATGAATCTCTACCCGGAGACGCAGGAGTCGATCGGCGCCAAGGTGCGCAAGGCGCTGATTCTCGCGCCTGGAAAAAGGATCGCCTATCAGCTGCCGGAGGCGGGGATCACCGCGCAATATCCCGTAAATGGCCGGGCATTTGTGGCGGCTTCCAATTTGTGGGAGTTGTTTGCCGACGGCTCAAAGGTCAACCGCGGAAGCCTGGGCGCGATGCCCGCCTCGCCCAATCAGATCATCTCGAACGAAACCCAGCTCTTAATTCTGAACAACGGGGCGCTCTTCGTCTTCACCCTCGCGACCAACGTGCTCGCTCCGGTCGACATGAGCCAGTTCAACGGCGCGGTCATGCAGATCGGGTTCACCGACGGCTACGGCATTGCGACACTGCTCACCTCGCACACCTTCCAGCAATCGAATCTGGAGGACTTCACCACCTGGGACGGATTGAATATCTCGACGGTTTCGCTTTTCCCTGACAACTTTACGTCGATGATCTGCGATCACCGCGAGATCTGGTTTTTCTCCGCGAAGAAAACTGCCGCCTACTACAACGCCGGGGCCGGGAATCCGGTGTTTATCCCCATCCAGGGCGCGTTCATGGAATTTGGCGCGGCCTCCTGTGCGGCCTTCGCCACCGTGCAACTCGATAACTCGATTTTCTGGCTGGATCAGGATGAGCGTGGGTGGCTGGTAGCGCGAAGGGCTGTGGGTTATGGCGAGCAGCGGGTTTCGACGCATGCGGTCGAGTTCGCCTGGCAAAACTATCCGAACCTCACCGCCAACAGCGTCATCGGCTACACCTACCAAGAACAAGGCCATAGCTTCTGGGTTCTGAAATTTCCGAATGCGACCTGGGTCTACGATGTTGCCGAAAATCAGTGGCACCAGCGCGGATTCTTTAACCCGATTTCGGGCACTTACGAGGCGGATCATTCGCAGTCCCATATGTTCGTCTTCGGGAAGCATCTGGTCGGGGATTGGGCCTCCGGCAACCTCTATCAGCAGTCAACTTCAATCTACAGCGACATGGGCGGCCCGCTCCGCTGGGTGCGGCGTTCCCCCACAATATCTAAGGAGAATAAGTGGCTCTTCTTCTCCGAGCTCGAAATTGATATCGAACCCGGACTCGGGCCGCAACCTCCGTTGCTTGACGGCGACGGGCAGCCGCGTGCCCCACAGATCATGCTGCGCTGGTCGAACGATGGCACGAAGACCTGGACATCGACCTTCATCCTCAACTGCGGCATGGCTGGTGAGTACAACGCCCGCGCGCGCAAGGTGCAGCTCGGACGAGCGCGGCGCAGAGTTTGGGAAATCTCCGGCGCTGATCCGATCCCCTGGCGCATCGCGGACGGCTATGTGAAGTCGGAAGATTCGCTCGAGCTGGTGGGGGCGTGAGCACCGAAACCACCACACTCTTCCCGCCGCCGCTGCGCGGGCAGAATGCGTCGAATCCGCAGACTCTCTATCTCTTCAGCCTGCAGAAGCAGTTGCCGCTTAAAAAAGTCGACACCTCAGCAGGGGATTATGCGGAGGACGCGCCCGATCCCGGCGGAACGTCTGGTCAGAACAACCAGAATCAGGAAATCAGCTACCTCAAGACATCGAGCGATGCCAATGTGTTCACGCTGAATGGAGTCGAAGGCGGCCCTTATACGCTGACCGCGCTGTACGACCATCTGCGGATCAAAAGCGATGCCTCAAAGTGGTGGCGGATCGGATGAACTTCTCGCTCGCCACCGACCGGGATGCGATTCGCCGGGTCATCACTGATCCGCAGCTCTATCCCCGAATGAGTGACGACTTCTCGCCGCCGCCCGCAGCCTATGAGCCGCCGAAAGAGGCCACGTTTATCGAAGTGCGGGACGGAGAAGAGTTGCTCGGCTACTTCGGATTGATCGAGGAAAATGCGGTCTGCTGGAAGGTGCACACCTGCCTTCTGCCCAGCACCTGGGGACCCCGCGCCAAACAAGCCAGCCGGGAATTTATCGCGTGGCTGTGGCAAAACACCCGCTGCCAACGGCTCATCACCGATGTGCCGAGCGACAACCGTTTGGCGCTGCGCTTTGCGAAACAAGGCGGCTTGACCGAGTACGGCATTAACCCTAAATCGTTCTCCCGCGGTGGCGTTCTGCTCGACCAGTTCTGTCTAGGAATCAGTAAACCGGAAGTTCTCTCATGCCCATAGCAGCTATTGGAAGTCTGGCCGGCGGAATTGTCAGCGGGATCGGCTCGCTCGCCGCCGGAAGCTCGCAATCGAGAGCGGCGCAACAAGCCCTGCAGCTCCAGAAGCAGAACCAGCAGGCAGCGGTCGCCGCGCAAACTCAGGAAACCCAGCAGCAGCAGCAAAACGAGCAGCCGTTTTTAAATGTCGGCACGCAAGGCGCGAATTCGCTCGCCAACTTTCTCAACACACCCTTCCAGGCGCCGACGCTGGCGCAGGCCGAACAGAATCCCGGCTATCAGTTTGCTTTGCAGCAAGGCACGCAGGCTCTCGACCAGTCGGCAGCGGCCACCGGCAATCTTTACTCCGGCACTCAGGGCAAGGCGCTTGAACAGTATGGGCAGGGCCTCGGCGAGCAGAACTACCAGCAGGTCTACAACAATGCGATGCAGCAGTACATGAACCAATACGGGATTCTCTCAAACACGGCGAATCTCGGGGCCAACGTCGCAGGCCAGATCGGACAGCAAGGGCAGGCCGCAGCCAACAACCTGGCGAATATCTATGTGGGGGGAGCGAATTCCCAGGCGCAACAGATCAACAACGCCGCTGCCGCGCGAGCCTCCGGCTACGCAGGATTAGCCAACGGGGCAGGACAGGGCCTCACGAACTTCGCCAACTACGAGAACGATCAGAACATTTTCAACTCGCTCTCAAATCCAAATCTTGGAGTGGCTCCCCCGACCGGGGGATATACCCCAGCAGAGATCGGCCCCGTGATTTCGCAGCTTTCGCCGCCGCCCACCGCCCCACAACTTCCGTCCGGACTCCTGCAGCAGTACCAATAGGAACTCTATGGGATCGATTCCTTTACCCGCGCTCGCGATCCAGACCGCACCCGCACCGCGCACTCCGCTCGAAGAGTACGCGCGCTCGGCGCAGCTGCAGATGCAGCAGGCCCAGCTTGCAGCCCAACAGCAACGCACACAACAAGAGCAGCAAGCGTTTCCGGTAGCACAGGAGCAGGCACAAGCGACACTGCAAGGCACACAGCAAGAAAATCAGCAGCGTCAGATCCAGCTTCAAGAGCAGCAGGCCATGATGGGCGCTGCTCCGCAGTTCGTGACCCGCGATGACAATGGAAAGCCGACCGGCTTCGACATGCAGGGATGGGTTCAACATCTCTCTGAAACTGGAAAGGTTTCACCCCAGACCCTTGCGTCCGTGCAACAGAACTATGCCAAAGGCGTCACCGATCTCGCCAACGCCTCGGAAGCACAAATCAAGCTTCAAGATGAACGCAACGGGAAAATCTTCGGGATGCTTGAAGACATCCGCCCGCTCACCGATCCGGCAAAGCGGCAAACCGCCTATCAAACAACCCTGATGAAAGCCGCTCAGATGGGCGAAGACATCCGCTCGTTCCCAACCCAAGCTCCAGACAATGACACCCTCACGCAATACGAAATCCCGCTGGGAATGCACGCGCAAGCTCTCAAAGACGCGCAAACTCATTCCGAAATCATAAAGAATTTGCGGGGGACGCCCGACGAGGCAGCACTATCGGCGTGGCTCGCTGCGAATCCCAGCAAGACCGCCGCTGACTATCCGGCGGCAAAAGCCGCAAGTGTCGCCAATGCGGAAATTCCAGCGAAAGCGGCTACCGCAAGAGCCGACGCAATCGCTCGACAAGAGGCGGCCCAAGGCGATCCCGCCGTCGCTGGTGAAATGCTCGCGAAAGGTGATCTGACGCTAGCCGATCTAAAGTCGCGCGGTACCACCCCGCAGTTCATCACAAAAGCCGTCACCGCCGCTCAAAAAATAAATTCCACCTACAACCCCGCCGACGAGGTGATTGCAGAACAGGTCGCGAAATCACCTTCCGCCAACCAGTTCTTCGGCTCGGCGAATTCGCTCATCACTAAAGGCGGAACACTCGACCAATTAGAGAAGCTAGGAAAGAACATCCCGGAGCATGACTTTCCTGTCTTAAACACCATTGACGACTGGCAAGAGTTGGCGCGCGGGAAAGGCCCGCTTGCAGGTTATGCAGCCACTGCGCTCGGCGCTGCGGATGACTACGGGAAAGTGATGGGCGGGGGAACTGCCTCAGATCACGCGAGAGACGCAGCCCTCACGTTATTCAGTAAAGCAGCAAGTCCAGAAATGAGAGCACAGGCCATTGCCGCCACTCGCAACGCTGTGCTATCGCAACGCGATTCTCGAATCGGGACGAACCAGTTTTTGAAACGGCAATATGGTGCCGAGGTGGGCGGGGAGAATTCCGGTATGGGTTCCTATAGTGTAGGTCAAACCATTCAATGGCGAGGTCACCCCTACCGCGTCAAGTCTGTAGACCAAAACGGGAAAGTCACCGCCGCCGATCCGATTTAAATGGCTTCGCCACAACTCCAGCTACCCGCATCGCTCGCCAACCTTCCACTGAGCGTGCTCCGCAAAAAGTACGACGACCTGACGCCCGAGGAGCGTCGGGCCCTCGGATTCGTGCGCCCAGCCACCGATGCGGAAGCGGCAACCTATGAGCACTCGCAGCAACGCGGCGTGCCCACCGATTTTGCCGGGCCGGTGTTCGCGAATCCCGACAACCGCGTCGTTTCCGACGACACCGCCTCTGGGGTTCCGGTCACGCGCTTGCCAGATGGGGTGAGTTTTCAACAGCAGAACTTCACGGGCAAGATGCCCGCCGATGTAAGCAACCCGGCAGCGGCGCAGATTTTGCCGTCGGAAATCCGCACGGTTGCAGCACATTCTTCGGCCCCAACTTTTGATGCGAAAGCATTCGCGACTGAAGGGGGAACAGCGCCAACCTTCGATGCCTCAGCCTTCGCCACAGAAGGAGAATCCTCGGGGAAAAGCATTCCTGATAAGGATCAACCCGGCATCCTTGACCGCGAAATCCCGCTTACCGATCACTGGGCGGCCACCGAATCTGGCTTGCAGAGCGTAGGGCGCGGCCTGCGCGATGCAGCAAAGGGAACATCTCAGCTTTTCACCGACCCGCAAGATGCCACCGAAAAAGCCATCTTTGCCGCTGGCCCTGGCGCACTGCCGATCTACCGCATGTTGCGCGGCATGGGACACACCGCAGAACAAGCTTCGCAGGTCGCCAGCGCGATTCACGATATCAACCAATCGCCCGATCCGGCGGGAACGTATGCGAAGGTGGCACAGGAAACGGCTGGACAAGGAGCTGGGCAAGCCTTACTCGCACTTGGAACCGAAGGACTAGCAAAAGCCGCACCAAACGTTTTAGATACCGTCACCAGCCCCACGAAGATGGGCGCACCGGTGCGCTCGGTGGTTCGTGGCGCGAATCAGGTTCTCAGCAAAGCACCGGGATCGGTAGGTGCAAGCGTTGGCGCGGCCGCCGGGCACATGACTGGCATACCTGGCGCGGCAGAACTCGGCGCTGGAGCAGGATACGCTCTCGGGAAAGAAGTCCTTCCACAGCTCCGAATTCCAGGAGAAAACTTAGGACTGCCTTCGCGCGTGGCAGGTGGCCCGTCGACCGCTCCACAGTTTGAAGCGGCCCCCACTCCCTCTCAAGCCAACGCTCTCGCCCAAATTCCACTTCGCACCGCACCTGAAACTGGAGGCACCGCCGCCGGAGCCTCGCAAGATACCACGATGGTGCAGCAGGCACGCGAGGAATTAGGTAAAGATGCCAGTGCCTCCGACGTCCTGCAACGCGCCCAGCAGCTGAAGACGCAATCCGCCAACGCGCTCGCCTCCCGCGCCAAAGTTGGGGATACATCGGCAGCCACACTTCAAAAACAACTCTATAACGCTTTCGATGTCAAACCGTTCGAGCCTACGCCGGGCACACCTTTAAAAGATCAGATCAAGGCCAGCATTGCACGGCAATCTCTTCCTGAAGATTTCACCCCAGTAAAATCGAGAGCGCTCGCAGGCTACAAATACGACCCCGAAACCCAAATCTTCGAGAGCATCACCAACGACAAGCAGCATTATGTGCACGGCGGCGTTACCCCGGACATGGTGACAACATTTGAAAATGCCAACTCACCAGGAGAAGCCTGGGGGGTGCTGCGCGACGGTCCAGGCGTAACCAGGCTCGGCAAAGTCGTCAACGGAAAGTTTGTTCCCGCGAATCCACCTACCTCTTTACGATCCGCAACGCCGGAAGATACTCCGCCCGCACAGAACGCGCTCGCCGCGCGCTCCGGAAACACCGCTACCGCCACGATCCCGATGGAAGCCGCCCAGCCTGCAACGAACCCAGATGCGCCCGATTCCGGCGACCTGACCGACCTCTTACAGGAATCGCTGCGCCAGGCGTTGGCGAAGAAGGCAAAACGATAGCCATGAAGAAAATACTTTGCAGCCTGTTCTCGGTTTTGCTCCTGGGCCTTGCGGCATTCGCGCAGACTCCGGTGGTTCTCTCGCCCGTCCCACAGCTCCAGTTCTTTGACGCTTCAGGGCGCACCCTGGCCTTCGGATGCGTGTTCACCTACGCCTCAGGAACCACGACCCCGCTCGCCACCTTTACCGATTCGACCGGAATCACGCAGAACGCCAATCCAGTCGTACTCTCGGCCGGAGGTTCGGCGAATATCTGGATCGAAGCGGGAGTGGCTTACAGTTTCCGGGTGAAATCGTCGGGGGGCACGAATTGCAGCTCGGGAGCCACGCTTTACACGGTGAACGGGATCGGCGGCGGGTTGACGCTGCTCACGACGAACGTCACTTACAGCTCAACCCCGGCGTTTCCGATCCAGGCGCAGAACCAATTGTTTGAAATCACTCTCACCGGTGATGCGGTCGCGCAACCCATTACCGCCGTGGGTATTTTGCCACCGGCCTGGATTGCGTTTCAGATCACACAAGATGCCGCCGGCGGGCACAGCTTCACTTGGCCCGCGAATTCCGTGGGCGGTTGCGGCATCGGGCAGGGCGCGAACCAGGTCACCACGCAATTCTTTGTGTGGAACGGAAGCACACTGGTTGCCACCGGAGCTTGTGTGATCGGCAATGGCCCGCAGATCAGCGTGGGGTCTATTGTTTCGGGATGCGCCAATGCCGCGAGCGCAGGCCTTCTACGCGCCTGCAAGACCGACGCCATCAACTGGCGCAATAATGCCAACTCCGGAGATCAGGGCATCAGTGAAGATGGAAGCGACGTGGGAATCTGGAGCTTCGCGGGCGGCTTTGAAACCACCGGCGCGGTGCCCGATCTTTTCCTCGGGGGAAAGACTTCCAGCTTCCCACGGCTCAAACGCAACGGCACCGCGATCAATGTCCGGCTCGCCGATGATTCCGGAGACGCGCCGATCACGGCCAGCAGCGGAGGGTTCAGTCTACCGGTCACCTCGACGTCGACAACGTATGCGCTCGGCGGCCCGGAGCTCACCACGCCCGCGTCGAATCCGAGCTCGGGCCAGCAGGACGCCTACTTTAAGGCAGGCAAGGGAATCTGCGCACTTGATTCCACCGGAAAGGAATACTGCACCGCGGCCAATTCCGGTACGGCCATCGCAATCCTCGCCCACTATTACACGACTCTCGGTTCTGATGTGCCCGTCAGCGGAGAAACCGCGATCCTCACGCAGGCTGTCACTATGCCAAGCAGCGGCTGCCCCTGCCGCGCGCTCGTGAGCTACGGCTATTACTTCATCTCCACGAGCCACGGACTAATGGAAGGCTATGTCACCGATGGAACCAACCTCGCCGCCTCCTCGGAGACCAACAACTTTGCCGACGGCAACGAAACCGGAGCCAATGGCGCCGCGACCACACAGGTCACCTACGCCAACAGCGCGAGTGTGACGTTTACCTTTAAAGTCTATCCGGTCACCGCCATCGGAGCCACTGTGGAACATACCAACGGCACCGCCTTTGGCCAGCCGGTGTGGCTCGACGTCGCCATTTTCAGCAGCAACTAGCTTTTCATTTCAAAAGGAGAACCGCCGATGAAGTTGTTCAAAACGCGAATGCGATTTTTGTTGGTATGTGCGGCGCTAGCCCTCGGGCTCGCCCCGCCGGGCCTTGCTCAAGTCACCACCCAGGGAACCATTACCGGGGCCGGATGCCTCACCATCAGCGCCGCCGCCCAATCCACGGTAGTCATTACCGTCGTCAATAGCAGCAGTGGCAGCGCCTGGTCGGGAACCATGCAGCCCGAGGCTTCGATTCAGGGAAAGACGCCGGCCAATCTTCAGGTCACCCCGAGCACCTCGACAACACCGCAGTCGACTATCACGGCAAACGGCACGTACCGGGCAGACGTGACAGGGTATGACACTTTTATCCTGTGCGGGGCGAGCGTGACCAACACCGCGCAGATCTATATCAATGCAACGCCGAGAGTCAGCTTTAACACTTTGCCACCGGGTTTGGCGGGAGTGGGATTTCCTCCACTCCCGAGCGCCAAAATAGCGGCGATCATCAATACCGGGCAAAGCGCATCCGGCAATGTCGATTTCTACACTGTGAGCGCAGGGCACCGGGGCACCATCGCACTCTCGGTGACCAATCTTTCCGGGGGCTCGGTCAACACCACACCGGAAGTGAAAATCGGAAGCACCTACTATCCGGTGAATGCTCTCTCGGCGAACACCAACAACGGCACCTCGCAATTCGCCACCGCCTTCAACTTTTATCCCATTCTCGAAGCGGGGCAAACGTTCTCCGTACTCACCAGCGCCACCGGCCTCCAGTTCTATGGTTATGTCATCGAGTTCAGCAACACCGAGCCCCTGAGCAGCCCGTCCGTTCCGGCCCTCGCCTCCGGCAACAACACGATTTACACCTGCCCGAGCGGACATCGCTGCTACATCAGCAACGTAGTCGGTACCAACGCCTTGCTGCGCATCATGAACAGCTCTGGAGGCACGCGAACTTATTCCTGGAATGCGGTTCCCTCCGGGGGGACTGTGGGGGCGGGGAATCAACTTCAGGCCGCCTTCACGGTGACCAATGGAACCCTGTCGAGTCAGTCCGGCTCAACACCTGGCTTGGGGCCTGGTGATTTTTTATCGGTCAACTCCGACGCCGGCACCGCGGGACAATTCTGCTGGATCATGAGCATGATCACGCTGCCGCAATAGTCTTTCCCTTTTTTCGCAATTTTTTTTTCGCAATCCATCCCGATGAAAAAACTTTGGATTCTTCCCCTGCTGTTCGCGGCCATTTGTGCCCAAGCGCAATATGTGCGCTACGATGCGCCGTTTCCGAGCGTCAGCTCCACCACCTCGACGCCGTTTCTTGTGGCGAACGTTCCGCCGAATTCTCCGACCATCGCCGTGTGTCATTCCCCGGCGAATCAGGTTCCTTGCACCAACTACGCGACGACTTACACGAGCACCGGCAGCGCCTGTCCGAACGGCGCGCAAGATACGCCGCAGCCGCAACCATCCGCCTGCCAGACCACGGGAGATGCGCAGGGGAACATCGGCTTCTGGGCGATCCCAGGGACTTACGATTACACGGTTTGCATTTCAGGGACGGTTTCCTGCTTTGGTCCGTACACGGTGACGCTCGGCGGCAGTTCAGGCGCCAATATTTTCAGCCTCGCGGGGGGCACCGCGCCGATCGGCGCCGTCAATCTCTGTCCCACCTCTGGAGGCACGGTCAACCCATCGCTCTGGCTGCAAAAAAGCGACAGCACTTACTACGGCTATGCGGGAGTCGATACGGTCAGCCCAAGGGTTACGCCCGCAGGATATTTTTCCTTCTGCGGCCCGGTGATTGTGAACGACACGGGCGCGGTTCCGGACTATATCCGCAATGCGGCCTTTTCGGTCTCCCATATGTCAGGAAATCAAACCCTGACCGGGGCAAACGTGGACGACCGCGCCATCGGCTTCCGCATCAGCATGAAGTCCACGGCAAACCCCACGTGGGAGCAGTACCTCGGGGTTTACGGCGAAGCGTTCATCGACAACAATAACGCCACCAACAGCGGAACGGCGGGAACAGAAACAGGATTCGGAGTCATTCGCACCGATCTTTCCGACCAACGCACCGCTGGAACGCTCGACTGCGGCGGCTTCGGGTGTATTTCCATCACGGGATATGCGGAAAAAGACAACGCAATCAGTACCCCGTATTCGTCCCAAGGGCTCATCGGGGTGGCCGGAATTTCGCAAAACTCTATCGCCTCGAACCTCGGGGGGGTTCGCTTCACCGGGGTAAAAGGTTACGCCATCGACGCCACGGGGGCCGCCACTAACGGCGTGGGGACAGCGTTCTATGCACTCGATGGATACTTTCCCACTGAAAACGATGCGTTTTTCTGCGATGCCACCTGGAACTCCGGCACGAACTCGCGCTGCTTTTGGTCCGTGAGCACGGCTGCGAATCACACCTTGGGGAAATGGTCGGAACCCGAAATCGACGCGGCCGGTATTGCAGCTCTCCCTCTCAAGGCTTCAATCACCGGGGTGACTTCGTTCGCCACCGCGCAGCTCAGTGGACCAGCGCTCGTCGCGGTTACGCCGGTCGGAACAACAGGTTCGACGACCTATACCTATCAGGTGGTGGCGGTCGATGGAAACGGGGGAACGGTTGCGGGCGCGACGCACAGCACAACCACCGGCAACGCAACCCTCAGCGGGACGAACTATGTGCAGGTCGACATTGCCTCGGCATCCTGCCTGGGCGCGGCGCGGTGTGATCTTTACCGCACCGCCGGAGGCGCCACACAGGGAAAGATCGCCTCATTTTCAACCAACGACATCATTAATAGCCCGTTTCCCATCGTCAACGATACCGGACTCGCGGGAGACAGCGCCTCCGCGCCCACCGTCAACACCACCGGCGGCTCTCAATCGGCGGCAGGATATCAATCGACCGCAGCAGCTTTTGCGAATCTCCCAGCCTGTGCGTCTGGACTTGAGGGCAGCACGCGCGCCATCACTGATTCAACGACGAACACGTGGGGGGATACCATCACCGGCAGCGGATCAGACCACGTTCTCGGCTACTGCGATGGAACGAACTGGACCGTGGCCGCAAAATAGAATCGAGATTATGAAAACCATTTTGCTTTTGCTCTGCTGTTTTACTGTCGCCGCCTCCGCACAAACGAAAGATAGCGGCCCGGTGCACGCCTCATCCGATGCAACCCACGTTCTGCTCGGCCAAACCGGCGCCACTGTCACCTTTGCCTACGATTTTGAAAAGTCGCCAGATTTTCACCCGGTGCGCTTCGGCTGGATCTTCGAGCGCTTCGCCAATGGCGAGCCCGCGGTCTACGACAACGGAACGAAATCGACCGCCAGTCACCGTTTCGTCACGCCGGGCAGCTACGTGGTTCTCCTGATCGCCGGGGACGCCAAAGGGGAGACCCGCAACTTTCGGATAGGTGTACGGATTCAGCCACCGGTTGAGTTTTTCGAGCCGCAGCCAGACCAGCGCTAGCCCAAGTTTTCCTTTCGACATGATCGCCAATCTCACCTGGCGCAACTTCAGTGTCGCCGCCGCCGCGTTGTGTGCATGGCGCGAAGCACGCGGCGAAGGTGCGGACGGCATCCGTGGCGTTCTGCACGTTATCGCCAACCGCGCAACCTTGGAAGGAAAAAGCTGGGCGGAAATTATTTATGCGAAGTGGCAATTTTCTTCCATGACGGCCGTCGGAGATCCGCAGCTCGATCTCGTTCCCAAGCAACCAGACCTGATTTTTGAACAGTGCCACGAGTTGGCCGAATTGATCTTCGACAACGGCGAAGCCGATATCACACTGGGCGCGACCCACTACTTTGCCGATTCGATTCCCCCTCCGGCCTGGGCCGCGACCATGAAGCAGACCGTAAAAATCGGACACCACACTTTCTATCGCTGAAATTCCTGGAGGTACACCCGTGTTCTTAAAACTTTCGCAATGGTGGCAACGTCTTCCTCACCCCGTCCGCACTCTGATCGTACTTTTCGCCGGAGCTGCGAGCGGAGTGTTGAAGCACGCCCTCACGCAACCGAACGCCTGCATGACCGGACCGTGCCTCAAAGCTTATGCGATTTCCGCCGTGCACGCCGGAGTCCTCGCCGTGCTCGCCCTCTACATCCCGTCACCTGCGGGACGCAGCCCATGGCCCGGCGAAACCGAACAGAGCAACGTACCCCAGTAATTCCCCCGATCCCGTTCCACAATTTCAAGGAGAGACACATCATGAATTTTCTATCCGTGTTCGCAAAGCCCTTCGTCTGGATCGGCAAGGAACTGAAGAAAGCCGCCGAGTGGGTGCCCACGCTGATCCGCCTGGTCAACGACGTGAAAGGCGATACCAGCCTGCTGCCGCAAGTCGCCACCGTGGTGGATGATTCCGGCGACGTCGTGCGCGCGGCCGTCAAAGATTCCGGAGCCGACATTCTCGCCGCCGAAGCCCTGGTTGCGGCCATCGCTACCGCATTCGCTGCGAAAGCTCTAAACATCGCAGAAGACGAAGCGGTCGCCACAGCGTTTGAAGCCTTCATCAAGCAGGTTGCAAACTCCGCGAACTATGCCGACTTCATGACGGCCGTCAAAAAGCTGGTGCTCGATTACGACGCTCTGGGGGTGTCGGTCAAAGCTGCGCTGGCAAAGCTAGAAAAAGATGCCTAGCCTCACCCAGTGCGGGGATTGTGGTTCGTGGGGACACCGGGCGAGAAGTCCCAGATGTCCTTACCGGGAGACGATCAAGCGGCAGGATCCATTCCGGTTAAATCCGCCGCGGCCTTCTGTCTCAGCAGAGGTTTCCGATCCGGCGATCCGCGAAGCGCAGTCGAGCACGGTGTTCCTGCCGGGGAGTTAGCTGGCTTCTTTGAGGGCGCGGCGCTCGGGAGCTAGAATTTCCGCCGCCGGGAGAGCTGGAGCGTAGAGAATCGCCTGCCGCCGTTCCTGCAATTGCTTCCACGCTTCCTGCGCAACGTCCGGGTCAGCTCCTACCAGGTCGAGCAGGATTTTGAAGATGGCGACATCAAAGGGTGCCGTCCGGGGCGGCTCTTTTTCCACGGTGACGATGCGGGTCGAGCACTGCGGACAGAGAAACAAACTCTCCGATTTCGAGGTTCGCCGCTTCCCCATGCCGTGCGTGCGGGCAAAGGCGCGAATCTCGACCGCGCTCTCGTGAGGGGCGATTTCCCGCAGACACCGGGAAGAACAGCAGATTTGCGGTTGCCGCATACGGGCCATAGCGCTCCTTGAGAGGTTTGGTACCAAAGAATTTCGGGTTTGGTACCAAATTATTTTCTAGGTCCTAGTGTCGCCGGGAAGGGAACCGGAGGGGGAGTGGTTACTTTGGTCCATTGCGGGGAGTGAGACGTTCGGGGGAGAGTAGCAGGATGAAGAAGTCGCTCTATCTCTTGTGTTTGTTTTTCGGACACCGATTCGCTCGCATGGACGATTCGCACGGCATTGATCGTTTCAACGTGGTCTGTATCCGCTGCGCCCAGCGGGAGTGCATTTCAATTTAGCTCTCCATGGCCACCGCCACCCAAACCGCGCCCCTGATCGTCACCAAAGACGAACTCTCGGAACTTGCCGAGTGGGAGCGCAAATACGCCGACGCCAAAAAGAAGCTTTCCGCCGCCGAGAAGGAATTGAGCTTCCGGCGGATGCAGCTCGCGGAAAAGGTGCTCGGGGTGAAATCCGCCGAAGAGCTGAAGCAGCTCAACCCGGTGCAGGTGGCCAAGCTCTACGCCAAGCGCCTGACCTCGGGCGAGTGGAAGTCCGAGCGCGGCGCCCCGGTCTTTGCCTTCTCGAAGACCAACGAAGGCCGCTACCCATCCTGGAGTCAGTTGTACGTCGCAGAGATGGGAGAAACCGCCGCAGCCAGAGTCAGAGCGGAGACGCCGGTCGTGTATTCCTACTGTGTGGAAGTGGCGCAGGCTAGTTGAATTCGTGCTTTTGGATGAACTCGCGCATCGTCGCAATCATGTCCTGCCGTTCGCAACTGCTCAAATAGAACACCGCCCCACCTGCGCCGTAGCTGGTGATGAGAAGCGTGAAGCCCCAACCCTCCGGCATACTTTCCTTCAGAACCCGCCCAATTCCCGCCAGCGTCGCTTGCACCTCTTTGTCGCGAACCTCGTACGCCATCGTCTTTCCCTCCTACACGCCTGTCGGCCTTCGCTAGCCATTCCAGTAATTCCGGATCATCGTTCTGTGCGATCAGCACGAAGTTCCTCCTATCGAAAATCCACGTTCCGGGTATAACTACCGTCCGGTTCAATTGCCGTCACGCCGACACGAGAGATCGGACACGCTTTAAAACGGTCAGCGGCATCAAGGTACTGCCGAAGGGTGATCTCCGGGCTGCCTGCAATGCGGTACTCGATGTCTGAACGGCTGAAGGCGTCCACATTCCCCACAAATTCGTATTTGCATGGGGTGTGATTGAGCCAGCGGCTATTCAGAATCGAAAGCAACAATCGAACGAATAACTTCCGCATCGCGTTTCCCTCCTAGAATGCCCCGCCGTTGCGTTTCCTGCCCCGTAGAGCGTTAGCCCGTTGTTTCCCGAGGAATTGGTGTCCCATCTTCACGCACCCATTCGTGCGTCGTGTTCAAATTGCAATCAGCGAACGTTGCGCGACAGCCGTTTGGGCAAGATCCTGTACAGATCGGAGCGGAGAGAACAGCCATCGTGTAATCAGCCTTCGTGAGTGGATTGCTGCGATTCAATTCAACCCCGCAATCCGCGCACTTCACGACGATGATGAATACTCCCTCAGGGACGCTCATTTCCCCGGCTCCGGTGCGCGTTCCCCTGCATCCCACGGAACGATGGCGTTTCTGACCTCTGCGACCAAGTTCTTAGCCCGCAGGATTTTCGCCATCCACTCCCGCGTGTCGTGTACCGTGGTCACACTCCGCGGATCGTCTAGTATCCGCATAATCTCGTCCAGCTTGTCGGTCAGCGGTGCGCGTTCCTCCAGCAGGGAAGAGGTTGCCCGGCGAATTTCGTCACGATATGCTTCGGCGAATTCCATCGCCCCCGAAAATGTCAGCATTTCTGGCTGGCCTCCATAGCGTGATTTGTAAAGCTCGCGAGCATTTAATTGCGCGGCAGGCTCCAGCAGGGAGGCGCGGCCCCGATCCGCCTGCATCCCCGCATCAATCTGGCCTTCAAAACTCTGCCGATATCTCGCCTGCGTGCAGTCGAAACAACCGCAAGGCTCACGCTGATCTGTCATTACGCCGCCTCCGGGAACAACGTCCCCTGCCCCACCCGCTTATCCTTCCACTCGTCGTAGCACTTCTGGTGCTCCGGACATAGAGCTTTTTCTGGTGCGGCGAATTTTGCGTGCAGCCCGCACACCGGACGATCACAGGTTTCTGACTTCTGTCCGAGACGCATCCACGGCTTCACCTTCCACGCGCAGAGAGCGATGGCAGTTTGCCCGCAGTGACAGAGGCCGAGAAAGCGGTCGGTTGATTCCTTGCAAGCTTCGTCCATCTGCCGCTTTTCGGGGGAGCGGTTGTAGCTCCGGGTCGAGGTGCCGTAGGTCATGCCGCCCTGCGATCCTTTCTTCGCCGCGGAACCGGATGCCCCGGTTTGCGAATTGGAATCACCTTCGCTAACCACCTTCCCGAACGATGGAGGGTAGGGACCCGGCCCGCTTTCACCAGCTTCTCGACCGCATAGACGATCAGGACCGCCGGTCCCAACCCAGTGTAGAGAGCACACTTGAAGATGGCGGCGAAGAAGAAGTAGAGGTTCCAGAGTTCGACGCGCATCAAGCCCTGTCCTTTCGTCGCTCGCGATCCAGGTTGATTTTGCCGACCAAGCGCAATTTGACAGTGAAGCGATTTTGCTTTCCGCGCGGCTTCCCGACGTGTTCCACCCGATAGAGGCGACGCTTCACGTAAAACAAATCGCCGCGCACCAGAGTATTGCCGTCAATTTTTATTTCAACGTTGAAGCCCATTAACCCCCCTCACTCGTAGCCCGCGTGAACCACGCCACCCGCTCTTCCCCGCACCCTAAGCAGCAACCAACCCTTCCGCCCTCGAATTCAAAGGCCGGCAAAAAGATTCGATTCCCTCCGCAGTTCGCACACCAGAGCATGTCCTGGTAGATGGAGGGGTCGGGGAAGGGAAGCGGGACAACAGGCTGAGCGCTCATGCCGCATCTCCGTTCAGATACAGCCAGTCGGCGCATTTCACCTGCCCCGGCTGCGGATACTCGACAAATCCCAGCGTGCGCATGTGCCCCAAGTAGTTATTGAAGCCGCCAGAGTTCGGAGAAAATCCCGCAGCTTCGGCGAGATCGGTCTTGGAGGTAGCTTCGCGCGTCGCATGCAGGAGTTCCAGCAGCTTGCCTTCCGATCCACCGAGTACACGCTTTGCCCGGTCGAGCATTTCATCGGAGGTTGCCGGGACATCTTCCGGCGCCGCATGTTTCCGTCCCTCGTCGGTGATTGCGACCATGCCGGGTCGCGGGTAATGAATCATGCCCGCTGTACGAAGCGAGCCGAGATAATTATTGAAGCCGCCAGAGTTGGGCGAATACTCCGCCCACGCCGCGAGCTGCTCTTTGCGCACACTTTCGCTCTCGGCGCACTCCATCAATTCAACTAGACGACTCAAAACGCGCACCTGCGCCGCGGTGAGATCGCCACCATCTCCGTTCAATGGAGCCTGCACAATGCGCGTGGGCAACGGTTTCGATTTCGGCAGAGAGGGAAGAGATCGCACTGGAGGCGCTGCCACTTTACGATTCGTCGCCGAGGCAAGACACGCGGAGAGCGCTGCGCCAATTCCGGACAAGGTTGCGAGCGTCGCTTTCAGTTCTGCGATCTGCTGATCGGTGACAACCTTCACTTCGACGATCTTTGTCTCGACCTTAACTTTTTCTTCCACCGGACGCGCGGCGAGTTGCGCTTTCAGGCTGCGAATCTGGGCGCGAAAATCTTCAATAGTCTTAGCTTTTTCTTCGGCCTCTTTCGGCAGATCAGCCAGCTTCGGGAGCATGGCGCGGATTTTGTCGGGCGTCGGGGGAGGCTCGGCCGCGTGTTTTGCGCTTCCAGCCTCGGGATGAGTTGTTTCGACTGCGCCAACTTTGACCAGAATGCGCGTGTCCGAAACCGCTGGCCCGAGGAAATAGAAATTGCCTTTTTCGAGCAACCGGATTTCGTCGAAGAACGGATTCAGATCGTGCCCATAGACGCCTAGCGCGTCCGCCGCCCGTTTCCGATCAATGTCGATGAACGTCCCACCCACGGCGATGTTCAACATCTCCGCCGCCGCATCTTTGCGAAATTTCCCGAGGCGCTGCGTCGCAGGAATCAGGCAATAACCGCGCTTGCGTCCGCGCGTGGCCATGCCAATCACTGACTCCGCCGCCTCCGATTCCCCTGCGCCTTTCTCGGGGCAGTACACGTGAGCTTCGTCGAGGATCACCACCACCGGGTGCCAAAGATTTTTCGGCGCATCGATCATCGCTTCGAGAAATAACTTCACATAGGAGTGACGCTCGCAGGGTTTCATTTCGTAGAGATCAATGACCGCGCAAGCCCGCAGCTCTAATAACCGTTGCGCTGTCATCGCAGCAATGCGCGGATGCGCCGCCGTCTCTCCGCCTTTTCCCACAAGAACGTAATCAAATTTCTCCCGCAGCGTGGCAAACTCGCCCTCCGGGTCAATGATGAGCACCTGAACTTTGCCGAAGAGCTGCTCCGCGAGCCGCCGCAAGAGCCAAGACTTGCCTTTCCCGGAATTCGCCTGAATCAGCAAGCGGGTGCGCAGCAAGACATCAATATCGAGCTTCGCGTCTTTGCCATGACAGCTACCGAGTGCGATTTTGCTCATAGCTTGCCTTCCCAGTTCTTGGCTTTCTCCACGCACTCCGGATTGTCCTTGCAGTGCCGCACGTTCACTCCCACGATTCCTTCCCGGACTCCAAAGCGGATGCCGATGTCGTGGAATTCTGATCCAATGAAGGCATCGGGACGCTCTTTGCCACAGATGTGGCAGCGCCACATGCAGCCCGAGAAAATGCGCCGGGCCAAAGTTTCCCCAGGAGGATTTTGGATACCCCTGTTCTTTGACCCGGCAGTCAGCATTAGAGTTCCACCTCCTTTTCCTTGCTGACCAACACTTTGAAAACTTTCGCCGGACTCTGGCCTTGTTTCTGGAAGGAAGAGTCGTCGTTCTCGTAACGAATCTCCAGGTAGTGGCCGATGTGGCCGGGATGGATTTTCTTGTTCAGGTCATTGGTCCCGAGAAACGTGAGACGGGTATTGTTCTCGCCCTGCAGCATATATTCCACGGCCTCTTTTTCGTTGACCGTAGTGGGCTCGATGCGACGAAGAACCCCTGCAATCATCTGGCCTGGCTTGCTGAACTTAAACATCTCGGGCGCTTTGACTTCCTGCATCTCGCGGCGCTTCACTTCCTGCGGTCTAGGCTGTGCCGATGTTGCCATTTTGTTGCTCTCCTATGCGGCTGGTTGCCGCAAACTTGTCGTGCTGAAATCTGGTTGCGTACACGGTGCTGACCAATTCGCGAAAACGGTGCAGCTCGTGATCGAGCTTGGTCTTCGGACGGGGATGAGCGGCGGGGAAAAATTCCGGAGTGAGCAGGAGCAAGCCCAACTGCCCCGGTTTTGTCCTTCCGTGAACATGACGCTCGGCAAAACGACTCTCGGCCGGCGCTCGCGCCACCCGCAAAACGTTTTTCTCGAAATCGAAGCTGATCTGGTGCGCAGGAACAAAACCGAGATCCACCACGCACTTCGAGCCGCAATCCGGGCACTCCTCGGAATCTTCCGGATCGTCTTCGTCAGCCACAACGATGCCGCGGAAGATGCCATAGGTCCGCACCAGACGCCGCCGATCCGTCGCCGCCAAAAATTCTTCGAGCACCGCCGGATCGTCCAAAAGTTCCACAACTTTCGCGACGTACTTGATTAGTTCGTAGGCCGTGCCTTCGTCCGCCGCG